CACTGGTGGAGAGACGTTTCCTTGTCAAGAGCGAGGACGGCAAATCACTAGTCCCCCCTCCACAACCAAAAATAGGAGTTACGCGTAAGCGGCTGGCTAATGTCAAACGGAAAATAATTGCCATGACCCCAACGCCGACTCGGATGACGATGTCTCAATTTGTAGACACACGCCCCAGTCGATTACGGAAAAGGTATGCAGATGCAATGTTAAGTTACATCAAGTTTGGCTTGTCGGAAATGCAGGCGTGGATCAACCATTTCATCAAGTTTGAGAAGGTAAATCTGTCCAAGAAAACAGATCCTGTTCCACGAAATATACAACCCCGGAGCCCAGAGTACAATCTACGTCTCGGAATGTTCTTGTCCCCAATTGAGGGGTATGATGGCTCCCATCCAATGTATTCTGCTTTAGCCAGCCTCTTTGGTGGACCGACCGTGATGAAAGGAATGAATGCGGGCCAGGTTGCAACCAATATTGTCGACGCCTCACAAATGGTTCTAGATCAGACCGAACAAGGGTTATCGGGTCTGGTCTGGATTGGTTGTGATGCTTCCAGATTTGATCAGCATGTTAGTTTGGACATGCTCAAGTGGGAGCATTCAATCTATCTTGAGCTGTACAAAGACCACCCAGACATTAATGAACTGAGGTGGTTGTTGAAACAACAGCTCACGACCAAGGCGACGACGTACACTCTCGACGACAATGGCGTAGAGTATAAGGTGTCCTATAAGGACCAGGGCCAGAGAAGTAGTGGAGATATGAACACTGGCCTCGGAAATTGCATAATCATGTGTGCATTGTTGTATGTCTACCTCAAAGAGGTAATAGGCATTATCAACGTGCGTGTGATCAACAATGGTGATGACGCTGTAATCATAATGACCAAGGATGATTATAGTGGGTTTGATGATAAAAGGTTCAAGAATTGGTTCCTAGAAATGGGATTTACCATGACCTTAGAAGACCCAGTTTATGAGCTCGAGCAATTGGAGTTCTGTCAGTCACACCCCGTTAAGACACCTGATGGTTGGATCATGGTGCCAAACATCGACAATTTAAACAAGTTCGGCGTGGCGCTCGTGGATAAAGGAAAGATTGATGATTGGATCAGAGAAGTTGGTGTTGCCGGTAGACTATGGCTCTCCGGTATACCAATCTGGTACCAGTACTTTTGTCAATATCCAAATGATGGGAAGATTAAAAGACCCGTCTTGAATGAGCAAAACGCTTGGTCGTTGTATTGGAACTCCTTAGGCATGAGAGAGCGTTCTTGTATAGTTGCAGAAGAAACGCGAGTCTCGTTTTACAATGCCTTCGGAATCACACCGCAGGAACAACGAGCAGCAGAGGAAAAACTTAGCACCTCTGTCCCTGCCTACGAGATAGGTCAGTTAAAGAAGGGAAGATCATTACCCCTTGACCAACTACGTAGTGCTCGGTTCCTGGATTCTGGTTGGAATCCACCATGGGGTTTTGCTGTTTAAAG